TACATACAGGATAAAGACATTCATGCCAAGTGTCCGACCCGTTTTTTGGAACCTGGTGCGAATATGGAAATCCTGGGGTCATGTGGAGGAAAGAACACATTTGATTCAAAGGTTGAAACAAGCGTTATCTCAGAGAGCGTATGTGAGGTTATGCAGGTTCCTAATCAATGGGGTCCACCGAAAGGAAAAGGACCTACAGGTAGGGAGCCATGGCATCCATGGAGAGAATCGCTCAAGTATTCTAGTCGTCCATCGATTGGAATTCCTGAGAGACATCTCAGAAGAGCCATGGAGAATTACCTACGTCCACTTAAGAAAGAATTGAAGCGACATAGATCGTGGTATGCCAATGAAATTAGACCTTTAACACGGGTTGAGATTGTTTCCGGCAGAGACGGAAAGCGTTTCATTGACCAAATGAATATGTCAACTTCACGAGGATTTCCTTTGAGTGGACCCAAATCACAAGACGTTTTATTTCTTGAACCTACAGAGGAGCATACCTGTCCACGTACTTTCACTGATGAACACTGGGGGGAATTCCAGAAATTTGAAATGAAAGCACGACGCGGCGAAAGAGGCAATTTGCCTTTTAAAGCCTCTCTGAAGGATGAACCGACCAAGCTGTCGAAAGACAAAGTGCGTGTGTTTCAAGCTGCAAATATGACTTTACAGTTGGGAATGAGGAAATTTTTCTTGCCTCTTGCAAGATTCATGTCCTTACATCCTTTGAAGTCAGAATGCGCAGTAGGAATTAACGCACATGGTCCGGAAATGGATCAGTTGTTTCGACATATCAGAAAACAAGGTAGTGGCAGAGGGTATGCCGGTGATTACAGCAAATATGATTTGCGTATGCCAGCACAACTTATTTATGCTGCTTTCCAGGTACTGATTGAATTGGCCGAAGAGTTTCCAGAAAATTATTCACATGAAGATATTGCTGTTATGAAAGTACTTGCCACTGAAGTGGCATGTGCTTTGACAGCATATAATGGAACATTGTTGCAGTTCATTGGTTCAAATCCTTCGGGACAGAATTTGACTGCATACATTAATTCTATTGTGAATAGTCTTCTACATCGCTCTGCGTTTTATGATAAGTTTGAGAATTCGGATATGGAATTCGAAGATTACGTGTCATTAATAACGTATGGTGATGATTATGCCGG